GATTGTCCAACTATTAAATATAAAATATCACCATGTGTTAAATTAAAAGTACTTGTAATAAATGCACCTCGTCCACCTCTTGAACCAGTTGTACTACCTGTTCCCATTGCACCATGTGCTCCACATACGATAAATGTATAACTTCTAGTTTCTGGAACCGTCCAACGTTGAATACCTTGTGTTGTCATATTTAAATATGATGTATTCTGTGTCCAACTTGTAGATGAATAAGCACTTTGTATCTGTGATAAAGTTGGCCCATTTCTACCAGTTACACCAGCATTTGTAAAAGTTAATAATTTAAATGCATACAAAGGACCTTTGCTTTTACCACGAAAATGAGCTACTGTTATTACATTTCCTGATGTAGGAATACCTGAAATACCAGATGCATTAACACCATTCGAGTACAATTCACTCATGGATATACTACCAGCAGTAACACCTTTAAAAACTAATCTTAAATCAGAAAAGTTAACAGTACCGGATGTTACAATAGACATCTATTTATATTATTAAAATAATTAATTAACAATTAATTTAGTTGTTAATTAACTGTTAATTAACTATTAATTAATTTGGTTGTTAATTTAATTCATTATATATCCGTAAGCTTTGACTTTTTGATAATAAAAATTACAATTACATATGATACACTTTTGTCTACCATACAAATAATAATTAATACACAAAGTACATTTACTTTCCTTACCAACAGCGTTATGACAATTTGTATTTACATGTGGATTGTTATGTTTGTTTAAATCATCAAAACCTATATATAATGATAGTTTTCTATAATTTTCCAACAATGATGTATTACACTTTAATGAACAAATAGCATTTACAAAATGCAAAGTTGATTTTTCAAAATTACAAAAGCATTTCATAGGTAATAATTTATATTTTAGTATATATTTTGCATTTTTTTTACATTTATTACTGCTACATTTCATCTTTATATTTAATAACCATTTAAATACATTTATCATTTTGAATTTTGTAGTAATATCAGCGAATTTATATATAATTATAACGATCTCCCTTGGTAAAAGCCCCCTTGGTAATTTAACCTCAGAATGAATCAATTGACATTCCATTTCATTTTCACTTCGCATTCCATTTCATTATTTATATAAACAATTAAAAAACATTTCTCATATTTAAGCTATCTCTACTTTTTTCAAGTGTAACAATCTTGAGTACAAACATATTTTGTAATTCCTTGAGTGGACCACCAGAATCATCTCCAAAATTAAAAAGATCACCATTATAATCAGTAATTGATATAGTTAATTTAGATAAACTAGCCTTTGGAGTTTTAAAATTTAATACAACATGTTCAAATGTTTTTTTGTCAACATTTATAAAATACCCAGGAGCAATTGGTGCTGCCATATGTAATAATGCAAATGAATTTGCTATTTGTGGGTTATTTGATACCATTACATTTTCTAATTCATCGATTTTTAATAATAAATAAGGTTCTCTTGTAACATTGTTTTTATCAGGAAATACTCCATTGACAACTTCAATACGATGTACATTCTTAAAATCACTTGGTAATTTAACTACATAATGACTAGGACTTGGATAATTATTAATATCACGATCTTTAGATGAAACAACAATGTAATCTGTACGTTCCATGTATGTAATATCCTTTTCATTAAGTAGACTTAATTGTGTGTCATTTCCACTACTTATTTTTAAATTATCTAATGCATGTTTGTTATATTCATTATAGGAATGCTTTTCATATCTATTGTAATGTTGTCCTAAACGGTTAGACATTATTATTATACAAGTAATTACTTTATAATAAGAAATTAATTAAAGTTTATAAAAATAAACATACATTTAAAAAATAAAGATCATTAACATTTTCTTGAACTGTATTCGAAAATATTACAATGATGTTGCGAAGGTTTAACATTGATCATATCAACTGGTGTTTTATAATTTTTACCAACCTTAGCACTCATAACAACGCTTTCATCATTAGTTTTGTTCATGGGTTGATTTCCTTGTGGCCATTTTGCTTCCTTTTCAACATGATATCTAGATGAAATACCACATCTAAATGGATATTCAACACTTTTCATGGCATCTGGCTTTTCAATACCTTCAAACGTATAAAAGGATCTATTATAAAATTGCTCATCTTTTGGATTACAACTTTTCTTATTTGTACCAACAAAATTTCTCATAGAATCTTCAATAGAAACATCACCATGGTATAATTGATATCTTGCTGGCATAGTTGGTAATGGTAATTCACCTAATTCATGACGAACTCTGCAATTCGTTAATTGACCACCACTTACACCCATTTTTAATTTAGATTCATCATCCATTAAATTAGCAGGTGTGAATAATTGATCTTTAATATCAATTCCGAAAAAATTCTTAGTTTGTTTAGCATCCATTAAATCTTTAAAAGTTGTTGTCACAAATTTCAATGCCTTTTCATTACTAAAGTTACGTTGTTTTATATCACACTCATCATCTCTTAATTTGTTAAATTCTCTTGGTTTTTGATTATTAAAACTACTATCATCGAAATTACTAAAATAAGTAGTAGTCATTAAAGCAATTAACGTATATATACTTTACACAGAAAAAAAAATAAATACATTTAAAGTAAAAACACCCAGTGTAAACACACTGGGCTAAATCAACAAACAAAAACATAAAAAGTAAATGTAAAAAGTAAATGTAATTAATTAAATAAATACAGTTATCAACTGACGAATATTATGTATATATTTATCAAATGTTTCATGTGTACTATCATGTGTACCATCATGTGTACCACATGTAATTACGGAATTTTTATTATTTCTTTCACAACATGTTAATTGTAAAGTTTTTTTCCCTGATAAAACACATCCTAATCCCAATGTATAAAATACTATTCTAGCATCACTATAAGACTTTTTAACGTCATTACAAGATGAATTTTCTTCTAGATTTTTACATTGTGTTTTTTTATTATACCCATTGCATTTTTGATGAAGATAACAATAAATATCTTCATTGCAAAAATTAATAGGTTTTTTTACGTTTATTTTTGGCATAGCGAATAAAACACAACTTTAGTAGAATTAATTCTATTACTTATTCAATTTTAAAAATTAAGTGAAAACTCACTCTTGAAATTAATATAAGCTTCCTTATTATATCCATCTACAAGTATATCATCTGGTGGTTGTATTTCTGATAATATATCATATTGACCTACATAACGAATGTTTTTATCATTGTAATAATGACAATAAATCATCATTCTAGCAATATATTTATTACTACATTCGACATAAACCCATACATTAATACTATCTAATGCAAATACATGATATTTATAACACATCATTTTTTATCATTATTTGTTTATCATTTTCAATTATTTTTATTTGGAATAATAGTAAGAAGAAATAATAAGAACGAAAGGATGCTATTTACATGTATTTCTACACTGTTTATCATTGCTACAACTTATTTCTGTGTAAATTACTACAATAATTACACATATATAAAAAATAATATTACTGATACGATAACATTAGATGATTTGATTTACAAAGCAAAATCAGGAGATATTATTTATTTCAAAAGTGATTTATACAATCTCAACACAATATTTGGATCACATTTAGTTGGTCCATTTACACATATTGGTATGGTTTTTGTTATAGATGATATCAAATATATCATTGAACTAACTGATTCCACAACTTTGATAAACATAAATATCACTACACCAGGTATACATCTAACACCCTTAGAAAAACGTTTTACAAATTACAGAGGTAAATTCTTCCTTTCTACCTTAAGCGATTTCTATAAAATAGACGATGAACAACTAAAAAATGTAACACAGAAAATTACACAAAATTTCTATAAAAATACATTACAATATCCTGACAGTATGAGAAAATATTATCTTACACATATTATTAAAAAATGGTTTAATATAAAGATTAAAAAATACAACGATAACACCATGATATGTAGTGAATTTGTTAAATACATGTTAAGGGAATTGGGTGTATTAGATCAAAATGATAATCATAAAGGTGTATTACCAAGTGATTTTAGAATTTTAAAAGATCCGAGTACATTTGTATACTTGTACGCAAATTTATTTTTGGTAAAGTAATATATAAACTTGGTGAAGGTGGGATGAATTTATCAAGTAACATTAAAGTTGACACTGAAAGATGATCTTATTTAGACGTTTGTTTACATAAATATACGTTTGTACTATATATTTTATATATTTCATAAATTAATTACTATGACTGTTTTTGTAGATACAATTATATTAGGATGCGGTCCATCTGGTTTACAATTAGGCTATTTTTTTAAACAAATAAATAAGGAATACATTATATTGGAAAAGAATAGTTCACCTGGGTCTTTTTTTAGTAAATATCCTCATTCAAATGAACTTATATCGATTAATAAAAAATATACTGGAAATAATAATAAAGAATTTAATTTAAGGCATGATTGGAATTCATTATTAAATAATTTTGAGATTCAAATGGGTGATTTTTCTGACAGGTATTACCCTTCAAGAGATGAGTTGGTAAGATATTTTAATAATTTTGCGAAAAAACATGAATTAAATATAACATATAACACATGTATAAAAAACATTGTAAAAAAAGATAATATATTTTATTTATCAAGTGATAAAAATAATATATGGTCTTGTAAAAACCTTATTATAGCGACTGGATTATCAAAACCCAATATTCCAGATATTGTAAATGTAGAATTATATTCAAAGCATTATTCAGAATATCCGACTAATTATTTTTTAAAATCTGAGAATTTAAATTCTTACAAAAATAAGAAAGTACTTATTTTGGGACAAGGTAATTCTGCGTTTGAATTAGCTAATATATTAACACCATATTGTTCGAATATAGTAATACTTGGTAGAGGTCATTATCCAATACCATCAATATCAACTCATTATACAGGAGATTTAAGAAGTAAATATTTTAATTTTTATGATACGTTTATATTAAAAAGTTTGAATGCGTTTGATCATACAGAAAAAAAAATAGTTATTTCAAAGCATAAAAATAATTTATTATATATAGAAAAAAATTGTGAATGTCATTGTCCTTATTACGAGGAACCTAACATTGGATTTCATGAGATAATTAATTGTACAGGATGGTTGTTTGATGATTCTATATTTGATATTTCTATTAAACCTAAAATAGATAATAAATATCCTGAAATTTATGGGAATTATGAAAGTACGAATGTAAATAATTTATTTTTTATAGGTGCATTAATGCATTCATTTGATTATAAAAAGAGTTCAGGTGGATTTATACATGGATTTAGATATTTAATTGATAATTTTGTGAAAATTAATTATACAAATTTTATACCATTATTATTTAATAAGATATCATTCGTTTCTTCGCATATATCTAAGCGTATAAATATTTCATCAGCTTTATATCAAATGCATGGTCAATTATGTGATGTATTTTTTAAGAATACAGACAAATTTTGGTATTATGAACAAGTTCCATTGTCTTACTTATTAAGTTTAAGTAATACAAAAATAAAATTAGCAAATACTTATATATTTATATTAACATTAGAATATGGAAAGCAAGATGCAAATTTAAAAACAATTGGATCTGCGCAAACTAAATTAGGTTCAGAGAGCAACGCTGTATTATTACATCCTGTATTACGAGTATTTGATAATAAAAATAATACATTTGGAAATAATAATATCTTTCACCCATCTTATAATAATATTTTAAATGAACCTGATCTTGTTGAACTCTTTCATTTTGACGAAAATTTACTTGCAAATTTTACAAATAAAGAAACATATTTAAAAAAAATTTTTAAAAGAATAAAAATGTACAAATAATTCTAAAAAATACAAAGTTAACACCATAATATGTATTGTGTTTGTAAAATACATGTTAAAGGATTTGGGTGTATAAATTTAACCCACTTTTTACAAAGTTTATTACATGTAGCAATTACATATAGTAAACTTTGTAAAAAGTGGGTTAAATTTATAAAGTACTAGTAACATTTAAATTTAAATAGCAATTTCCTTGCAATTATAAATTTCACATATTCTTTTCAAATTATTATTAGCATATAGTTTTAAATTTTCCAGTTCCTTTTTGTACACATCAATTTGATTTTGATTGATTTCACTATTTGTAGGATTATCTATCTCTTCCCTAACCTTATAAATTATATCTGTAAAACAATTCACATACATATCCAATATATTGCAAAATTCAGTCTTTTTTTCTATAGATTTTTCCCTACGTTGTAGCAATTTTTTAAATTCATCCTTTGTTATTTCATTTTTCAAGAATTTAATACGTAAATCACGGTTATCATCAATTCTGTTATATGTATAAGTAGGAATTTCCACATATTTTATATGTTGTACATTTTGCATGTGATTAACAAAATACCTAGCATTAAGTGCTGATACATTTGCGGCTTTAAGTTTACGAACAAAATTAATAATAAATGGCTCAGACAATTCTCTACCACATTGTACATCACCTGGTGTTCTAGGTATAATACCTGATTCGTTATTTTGTCTTAACCATTCAAAATAATGTGGATTATGTATTGGACCATTTTCAATTTTCAAAGTTTTCCAATCAAATGCTTTATGACATGATGTACAAAAAATTTGATTACACCCATCAATTTTAAAAATAGTAGTTCCACAACTAGGGCAATCTTTGGAATCCTTTTCTAATAAATTAATAGTCTTTAAAATATTCTCATCACACATATGAACATTTTCATCATTTTTATCAACAATTTCACGACATTTACCACATGCAGATGTATTACATAAAGAACAATGAAAATCTTCTGATAAAAACCCATTACATGTATTATTTGGGCATTTTCTTACAAATTTACTTTTTTGAATTGTTTGTATTTCTTGTCCATTATTTATCCTAAATAACATGTTTTTTAATTCATTCAATTTGTGTTGTAATTCGGTTATTTGTGTACTAAGATTTAGTTTTATAGCTTCTTTTGCACTTTCCTGTTCCATAAAAGCTTGTGTTTCAGGCATTAAACTTAATTCGCGTTCATAAATGATATTTTCACGGAAATGTTTGTATTCTTTTGTTATAAAAACATTTCCAAAATTATTATGCATAAATTCTCTATTCCATGCAACTTTACAACTCATACAATGAGGATTTTCTGTTTTTGACATGATATATCTCTTAACACAACCTTTACAACATGTAAAGTTACATTCATAACTTACACAAGTAATCTCTTTATGTATAGTTTTATTATAATTCTCAGTGCAAATAGGGCATGACATTGTGCTTGAAATTACTAATGCGATTGATACAACATTATTTATTTTGAATAATATTTCAATTTTTGTTACCATAATGTCATCAAATGTTACCATGACGTTACCATGACGTTACCATGACGTTACCATGACGTCTCTACCCAATTACCAGGTATATTTAATAAATTGTAATATAATGTATTATAATTACTACTTTCTACTGAAAATATTTTTGTATCAAAATTTGCTGTGTATATCCATTTAATATTATCATGTATAATAGGTTGAATAACTGTTACACTTACAGTATCTTCATTATCAAATTGCTCATATAAAATTTCTTCTCTTATAACTTCTGGGTCTACAAGATCAATGTAGTCTCCAGGATCTACAAGTGTATTTCTGTTAATTAAAAAATCTTCCTTTAATTTTATTACAAAATCATGACCTAAATCATCTGGTGTAATATCAAATTCATGTTCAAAAATATAATAAACATTCCTAAATACATATACAGTATACCCCTTAACACCCATGATACAACCTATTAAGACAACTTGCTTAATGAAAAAGTCAATTTTTAAAAATAATAGATTTGTTTTTAAAAATAAATATGCGATTGGTTACAGCGAAGCGATTAAGCACCATGCGATTAAGCACCATGCGATTAAGCACCATGCGATTAAGCACCAAGTTCGAAATGACGACGGTTTTGACCAGCAGCTTCATCATAAGAACTTTGTGCCCATGGTCCAACAGTTTGTTTAGGAATGACAGGTGCAGAACGTAAATCGTGATATGGGATTTTGTTTGATTGTAAAACGGTATTAATACCCATATGATATCCACTAACAAGGAAGTTTTGTTCTTTTAATAAACTACTTACAGGGTTTTCTTTAGCAAAGTCAGATGCTTCGTCATATTTTGGTAATAAATCATCAGCTGTTAATTGATTTGAACCAGAAACAATTTTAGCAGCCATGTCAGTTGGTTTATATTCAACACTTGCTTGTGCTTGCATATTTACATTAGCTGGTTCGCTAATTTTAGCTGGTTCAGCAATAACTGGGGCTTCAGCAGCTGGTGCTTCAGCGACAGGTGCTTCAACAGGTGCAGCTTCTGGTGCTTGTGGTGCTGCTTCAAAAGCAACAACTGGAGCTTCACTCACGTTGTTTAGGTTTTCACTTACAACAGAATATTTCATATACATAAAAAATCCGAGAACAAGTAAAAGAATGACTATGAGTTTATTATCCATTATAATTTTATATAGTTTTATTATATAATAATAAAATAAAATTAATAATAATAAATTAATTGTATTAATTTACTCAAATAATCACTAAAAATACAAAAATGGATTACAGTGGTTACTCTGCAGAATACAAAGATACTGATCATTATACAAGTGACATTGATCATGATAATCTCTATAATAGTTACAATATATTATCCAATAATGAGGAACTTTTTTTATTTAATCATGCGAATGATATATTAGATATGTATGATGATTTGAATAAACGTTTTGCATTAAATCCAGACTTTTTGTGCAAATTAAAAAACACACATTTTGCGAATTTCTTAATTGACATCATAATTTACAATAATTCCGAAGATTACGATTACCATTACAATATTAAAAGTATGAATAATTTTGAAATTATTTTTGAAGATGAATTACTAATCAGTTACAATATAGTTTCATCATTTATAAAACAAATGAAAGGAACATTGGAATACGATGTTTGGAAATCATTTTCTTTAAAACACTCATTTATTCCATTTTACTAATTAATTCAAATAAAGAAAAAACATATTACTTTATCTCACTACCATTTTTATTTTGTTTTTGTTTTTTCTTTAGACCCTTATGTACATTTATATTTGCATTACTAACATCACATAAATCGTCTTTTTTCGGGTGTGATAGTAAAAATTCTAAATAATTTTTTGATTTATTAAACTCTGTATTTAATAAATCATGTTCCAAATACCATTTGGTATAAGCAACACTCAAGTATTTTCTTTTTGCATAAGGTGTTTTTAATTTACATTCTACAGGTGGACCTCTGTAAGCTTGTAAATTTTGACTAGCTCTTATGAATCTTATAGGAATTTCTCCATTGTAATCCTTGTATAAATCCACAAATTTAGCATAAATAATATGACTTGTAAATTTCATTCGTTGATTTACCTTTGGTTGTAATTCTATACATATATTTGTTAGTTTGGAAAACAATTCGATATTTGTATTATATATATCATTTATACTTTTCATAATTCGTTCAGCAATGTCTTGTAAAAGGAAATCTCCTACCTTTTTCTCCTTTATAAAATACTTTTTTTGAGTAACAATATCCTTAGGACAATGTCTTTTACAACTATGCACAATTTCAGTTGTAGTTACATTTGTATACACATTCTTCTTTTCACCTGTAATATCATCTATACATTCCCCTGTTAATACTTGCTTTTTAACTTCACATGGAAATTTAAATTGACATTTCTTTTCACACATTTTACCATCTTTTTGTCTTGTTTTACAAGAATATGAATATTGTTCCTCGTCTAACACGTTATATACATCCCATAAATGCACATTATATTCTGAATCCATAATACACATTGCTAAATTCTTTAATCCAACATCAATAGTTAATACCAAACGATTATTATCTGGTTTCTGTTGTATTTCATCACAATTTTCGTCTTCATTATCATTGTTAGTACTAACCTTTTTGGATTTAGATTTAACAGGAACCTTCTTACCTTTACCAGGAACCTTCTTTGATTTACATGGTTTCTCGATAGGATTTTCTTCAATTGTAGTGTCATCATTACCACAACTTACTGCATCGGTAATTGGTTGTGATATATGTGTGTCATCTGGTGTGTCGTTGTCGTTTGGTGTTTTGTTATTATTTTTAACATATGTGAATTTTCCACGGATATACATTTTTTTATTACTTGCACGTTTAGTTGTATTTTGAGATTGTAATTGCCTAATTCGTTCTGGATGCATTCCTTCAAACTGATTTTGCATTATTTCAATCTAATATTAGTATCATGATTTAATTTATTTTGTTTTTTTTAACGTGTGTTATTTTTTATTATTAATTTCGGGTAGTAATTTTTTATTTTTTATTAATAATAGAATAATAAGGAATTGATTGTAATATGAATAAAAATAATTATGATGAATTAAATCTTCGTAAATTCAAAATGAAAAGTATTTTACCAGATGCAACAGTGTTATTGTTAGGTAAACGTAGAAGTGGAAAGTGTTTATCAAAAGGAACTAAAATATTAATGTCCAACGGTGATACAAAATGTGTTGAAAACATTAAAGTAGGGGATTCAGTAATGGGTGATGACTCAACATGTAGAAAGGTTTTGGCAACACATAATGGGAGTGATGTTATGTATAAGGTAACAAATCAATTAAACGAATCATATACTGTTAATAGCCAACATATATTATCATTGATATCTACATTTATACCTACAATTAAAGAACGCGATCATAATAATTTAATAAAGGTCATATTTTTAGATACTGCAAAACTAAAAATAGTAACAAAAATTTTCAATTACACAGCAGAAAACAAGGAATATATTTATAATCAAGCATATGAATTTAAAACAAAAAATATGAATAACATTGTGAATATTCAGATACAAACGTACCTACAATTACCAATTAAGGTACAAAAATTCTTATATGGTTATCAAAAGCCGGTTTATTTTGATGAATCAGAAGTAGATATAGATCCATATTTATATGGTTTAATTTCCAATAATAATTACCAATATACAAGAGATCATAGAATATTAAAATACTTGAACACAACACTTCCAAAATACGATTCATATTTAGAATATGATCCTAGATTTGATATTTACAATATTAGTGGTATGTTGGCAAATAACAATACAACAATCAATTTACAAAGGGAATACATTATTAATTCAGTAAAAGTCCGTCTTAATTTATTAATGGGAATTTTACATAGCAATAACTATTTTAAAAATGGATTCTATACATATTATACAAGTGACAATGACAGTGGTAACAGCAATTTTTTAAATGATTTGGCATTTTTGATTAAAGGTTTAGGTTATTCTATTTACAAGGTACAATCGGATAATATTGTCAAAGTATTTATATACAATGGAGCGTATCCTGTATTAAATTCAAAGGACTTTTTCACACAACCACCACCACAGTATATTCTTAACGATATACAAATAGAGTGTGTAGGAATTCAAGAATATTATGGTTTCGAAATTGATAAAAATAGTTTATTTTTCCTAGATAATTGTGTTGTAACACATAATAGTTGGTTGGTACGTGATATTTTCTATCATCATCAGCATATACCATCGGGTATTGTATTTTCAGGTACGGAAGAAGCTAATCCTTTTTTTGGAGAATTCATTCCAGATTGTTTTATTCATGGTGATTATGATCCTGAAATCATTGAAAAAATCATGAATAAACAAAAAAAGAAAATAAGAGATGCTAAAAAGGATGGTTTAAAAGATGGGAAATGTCCTTCTAATAATTTATTTATTGTATTTGATGATATGTTACACGATGCTCAAAATTGGAAAAACGAAAAAACAATTAAAAATATTTTCTTCAATGGTAGACATTACAATTTCCTTTTCATTTTAACAATGCAATATCCACTTGGTATTACACCAGCACTAAGAAGTAATATCGATTATGTTTTTATTTTCAATGAACCTAGTGTCAAAAACAGACGTAAAATTTACGATGATTATGCTGCAATGTTACCAAGTTTTGATCACTTTTGTAATATTTTAGATGCGTGTACACAAAATCATGAATGTTTAGTTATTAAAACATCAGGAAATAGTTCTGATTTACGTAATATAGTTTTTTGGTATAAAGCAGAGTCGCATGAAGATTTTCATGTAGGACATCCTAAATTTTGGAAATTTCATCAACAACATTATAATAAAAATTACGAGGATGATAATTTAGAGGTAGATGAAAAAGTAAATGAATTAAAAGAAAAATTCTCAAGAACTAAAAAACTTAAAGTAATTGTTTCAAGACAAAACGACAACATTGTTGATTTAGAATATTCTAAATAAACATTGTGTACTATATTGGGAACTGCGTTTGAACTGTGTTGGAACTATTACTTTGTTATTATAAATTAATTTAATATTGACTTAATTTAATTTATAATATGAATAAAAGACTTCTTAAAGAAATACAACGTTTAACAATTGAACAAAATAGTAAACCATTATTAGAAAATGATTATTTGGTTTATATGAATGATAATAATATAAATAAAGTATATACCATAATTAAACCACCAACTGATTCAGTATACAGGCACAAATTTATAAGACTTAATTTTGATATACCAAAGGAATATCCATACCATCCACCAACAGTAACATTTGTAAATTATGATAATGTAAGGATACATCCTAATTTTTATGAAGATGGTAAATGCTGTAGTACTATTCTAAATTCATGGCCAAGTATAGAATCTGATGGTATTAAATTAGAAGCATGGTCTAGTAGTATGGGTATAGAAACTGTCTTACTAACATTTAGAAGTTTTCTAGATAATAACCCATATACACACGAACCAGGTGGTAGGGATGATATTACATACACAAACTATGTATTACATCAAACGTGGGAAACATGTTTATTTAAATATCTAAGATGTCCATACCCAGAAATATTTTTACAATATATGAATAAATACCTATTTACAAATATAGACACCATATTTAATGATTTATATACATTAAATGAAACATACCCAGTTGGTTTATACAATACACCATGTTTTTACATTTATGAATTCTATGTAAATTACAATCGTATTATTAATTATTTACATGATTATTTATTAACTACAGACACAGACACAGATTTAAATCCAGAAATAAATAATATTGATACAAATAATAATAGTAATTGTAATACAAGTAACACTATTAACGATGAAACTAGTAGAAATACAATTGATGATGTTAAAGATGAAAATCAAAATATACCTTTTTTTCAAGAAATTCAAAATACAGATGAAGAAACATTAAATAATAAATGTAATATATGTTTTGATGATCTAAATTCACAACATAATAAAACAATAACACTTGAATGTAATCATTCATTTCATATAAATTGTATCAAAAGACACATATTATACAATGGACAATTATGTTCTTTTTGTAGAAGTAAAACAAATGTTAATGAAACAGTTATTAATCCAGAAACAAACAGAGAAATCAAAATAGATGGAGCAACATATAAAAAATTACTAAAAAAAGGTCATGACATATAACAAATTACACTTATTTTTTCAATATCAATCTACCACTATTATACAATTCAAATAATTTATCCTTTATTTTTTTAGATTTTTCTAATTCAGCCTTGTCTTTGATGAATAAAACATTATTATTTAATTGAACACTCCAAACAATCTTATGTGTTGTATTTGCTAATACAATGTATTTAGGATATTCTACTTTTAATAATAATCCACCTAATCTAAATTGTTTAGTTGCCTTATTCATATACCTTACCCATGTTTTCATTATTGGTAAGGTTTCTAATACACTCATCTCCTCTATTGTATTTAGTGATATAAAACCTTCTAATTTATTTAATATATCCTGTTTAGACATTTTACTTTGTATTGTTTTTGTCTCATCCTTTTTATAATTTAATGATGCTATAGTTTTAAAACCATTTTTATTCTTTGGCTTTGAAGTTTTTATTGTCTTAATATTCCCATCAGTTTCCGTAGTTTCAATTTCTGTCTCTGTTTCACTGTCAGTCTCTGTTTCACTGTCACTATCAGTTTCGGTCTCAGTTTCAGTTTCTGTCTCGGTTTCTGTCTCTGTTTGAGTTTCTGTTTCTGTTTCAGTAACTGTCTCTGTAACTGTCTCTGTAACTGGCTCAGTTGATGTATCATATTGTACTGATGTTGAATTTTCGTATGAGCTATCGTAACTGTCATAGGAACTACTAGTACTTTCAGTTGCTGGTTTTTTTAAAACAATTAATCTTTTCATTCTTCACTTAATTATGCATTATAAATAAAATAATTGGTTTAATGAAACATCGAGATTAATTTAAAATTGATTTTTGAGTTAACTTTATCCTAAATAAACAAGAAACATTATGTCTGAAACACGTAACGATATTTACATTAATTGCAGTGAAATTAGCAGTTTTATTGGACAAAATAAATGGGATTATTGGTCTTGTTTTATTAAATTATGGAAAAAAATAGATTCTAAAAATTATAAAGCTTGTGAAGAATTATCACAAAATGAAGGACAAGTTGTACAAAACGACAAACTAAAGGAACTACAAGATACATTAGGTAATGAGTTTATTCAAGAAACGATGAAAAACACGAATAATAAATCAGATATGATTAAACATATAACAACTTCAAGTGAAGTAATTGATAAATTAGATATTCCTGAAGAAAAAAAAGTACAATTAAAAGTTAACATGGAAAGTTTAGTGAATACAAGTTTTGGTGTTTCAAATGAATGTGGCGCCCTGGGATTGTATGAAATGAAATATAAAGTAATCCTAGATAAATCACAAGCATTTAAAAAGGTATTAATTGGCACATCTGATAATTATAATTGGTATATATGTGGTAAGGTAGATGGAATTCTACCAAATGTAAAATTAATAGAAGTTAAAACAAGAACAAAATGCTTTTTTAAAGATGTAAGAGATTATGAAATGACACAAATGCAAGTATATATGCACATGTTTGATATGAACGCAGTTGATTTAGTAGAATACATGCCACAAAATCGTATTAAAATCAAGGTAACTCCTATTACTAAGAATGACAAGTCAATGACCAAAATTTTACAAAAAATAAATATTTTTACAAATAAATTTGAAGAATTCCTTAATTACTCCCTAGAAGATAAATACAACTTTTTCAAAATGGATGTCGATGACAAGAAAACATTCCTCAATAACTTGTATTTAAATAACATGAAATAATCCTAACGCAATTTTGCGGTACAAAATGAAATAATCCTAACGCAATTTTGCGGTACAAAATGAAATAACTTGGGGTGAGAATTATTAAACGCGATTTTGCGAAATTAATTAAATTAGCAATTTATTTAATTAATTTCAAAATTAAAAAATCATTACAATATATATGTATGATACAGCAACCAGTTGAATGTATTATTGATAAAATCTTCGGGACACCACCGAAAGAACCATGCACATATATCATAGATACCGAATACAACAATATCAATATTGTATTTTTAACACATTTTATGTTAGCAGGTGCTCGTAAATTGTTTGGAAATGTTACCCCAAAAACAATAACAGAAAAACAATTCAATCTCCTTAAAGAATATATGGAAAGTGTAGGATATACCATTAAATACCAATTCTTAGAAGATCGTGCAAAAATTTGGTTTGAAAAATATATGAAACCAACTAAATGCAATGGTATGTTACTACGTTAACAAGTTAACACGTTAAAACGTTACTGTACCTTTTTTAAAGATTTTTTTATTAATATTTTATGTGATATCAATTTACATAAATTGTTATAAATTTCATCGTCAAGATCACTATCACCGCGATCATTCTTTGGAATTTCTATATGTAATTCCTTTGCTAATTTTTTTAATTCATTTTTATAACTTTTTATTTTTTCTATATCATCACCTGCGTTATCATTCTTATTATAGAAATTACTACATAATTTAAGATGTTTCTTTTGTAAGTACTGTGTATGTTTTTCCTTTGTATATTTCTTTGATCCATTTACTATTTTTCTATTTATCTTTTTCTTATATTGTTCAACAATATGTAAAAACAAAGGATAATTACTCTCGTTTCTAGCATATTTGTAATTTGCCTTTTTATACAATAAAATTTTAAACAATTCAAAATTTTTATTCATAACACTGTAATTCAAAGGTGTCTTTAAATCTACATTAACAATATTGGGGTCAGCACCATAAAATAATAAGAATTTTACAATATCAATCTTATTATGTTTACTTGCCAAGTGCAAAACAGTATTTTTATTTTTATCAAATGAATCAATGTTAACACCGATTGTATTAATGATATATTCTAATATAAGGAATAACTGTTTAATATCATATTTATTACCACCACTATTGATCTTACGTATTATACTATTTACTACATAATGAATCAAGTTATCACCATTTTTATTTTTATATTCAAATGGCTCAATGTACACATCTGGTAAACTATCCGATAAGTGCTCGTGTTCGTATATAGAATGAAATAACATTAATGTATTCAAGTTTAATGATGCTGCATAAATGTATGGTGTAAATGCCGATTGTCGTATAAACAAACTATCAGGTGTTTTTTTAATATAATCTATTAGTTTAGTTTTTATACGTTCAATATGCTCTTCATTTACTGCTGATTTCAATGATTTTATACTCTTGTATATATAATTATCTCCTTTCTCAGATTCACCTTTACTCATTTGCACAACTTCTTTTACTTTTAACTACTTATAATTACTTTTTATAATTACTTTTTTAATTACTTTGTAATTTCTTTATTTTCTTCTTTATCTTTATTATAAAATTCAATTACTTTTTAACACGTGAACGTTTAGGTGATTTTGTCTTTACCACCTTGGACGCTTTTGCTTTTGAACGCTTAGTTGATCTACGTTTAGGTGATTTTGTCTTTACCACCTTGGATACCTTTGCTTTTGAACGCTTCGTTGATCTACGTTTAGGTGACTTTGTCTTTACCACCTTGGATACCTTTGCTTTTGAACGTTTAGGTGATTTGGTTCTTACTGATTTAGGTGATTTTGTTCTTACAACTCTGGATTTACCTATGTTAATTAACTCGGATATTTCTTCTGGTAAGGATTTACTATTAAAAGCAGATACAATCATACTATTTTTTTTTAATCCAATTGTTTTATAATGCCCTGATAAACCATGTTTTTCATAATATAATACTATTATAGCTCTACCACCGTTTAATTTCAAAGTAACAGATTTATTTTTATTTATAATGATAAAATCAATATTTAATATTGTTGAAAGGATATTTAACGTAGTGTCATCGCCTTCAAAATGAAATCCTAAAGTATTTATGTTTTTTACAAAATCAATCTTGCTTTTTATTTTAGAAGGATCCCATTTTCCAATAAACTCACCATTATCCTTTTCTATTTTATAATTATTCAATATATTTTCAAAATCCTTGTCTTTTAAAGAAAGAATGTAATCACCTATTAACTTTCTTAATTTAATATGTGTATACTTGTTATTATACTGATATAATGCTTGTTCAATTGAACGGAATTGACAATTTCCATCAGGCTTGCAATCCTTTACAACCAAATTCTTAACGTTCATATCAAATTGTTTCCATCGGTAATCATCATCTATTTTTTCTTCAATGACACTTTCAACAGTACCTGCGGTGCTTTCAACAGTTCCTACGGTGCTTTCAGCAGTACCTACGGTGCTTTCAGCAGTTCCTACGGTGCTTTCAGCTGTAGGTTCTTCAGTAACATTATATGTAAAATCAGTTGGAAAATTATCTAATAACATAATTTAATTTGTTCTTAATATATCCTATATTTAATATTAATTTAATTAAATACTTATTATTTAATTAAATTGTTGTTTTTATTAGTGTAAAAATCAAAATCAAAAATCAACATTATAGTTTTCAATTGAAACAAGTGTATATAAATACATTGTATTGTAAGCGTATTCTAATTCAGAAAATCCACCTATAAATACTTCATTTTCTAAATTTTCATTTACAATAATAAAAGGGAATGTATAATGATTATATTTATCTTTTAAATTAACTATAACATTTTTATCATTTGTATCATCAGGATTTAACATTATTTCATTGAATCGAATATTCAAATTTGTTAAAAATGCCTTTGTTTTTTTACAATAACTACATGATTCTTTACTATAAACAGTGATAGTATTCTCCATAATGTTAATTTGATGATATAATAATATAGTATAATAAAAATTCTATTAAATTAATTTTCAATTTAAATGTCAATTTCATTGTCAATTGTTATCAATGATAATTTACAATAATCTACCATTTCAAAATCTTTACTATTAAATGATAAAGTTATAAGACTCATCCAATTTGCATAATACATATCTGTTTTTTGAGATATATACATTGTAGCAGTATCGGTATCCACTCTATAATATAAATTTCCATGTTTATTATTCAAACATTCAAACACTTTCATATAATGACTAATGTATTCAGTTATATTTATTTTTTTATTTATTAATCTTTCATAATTTCCATAATTAATTTTAATGAAATGTGTCAGCATACCCTCTTAATATTTATTTCTAAATTAAAAATTCAAAAATTTAAATAACTTCACGTGACATCAAGTCGCGTGTAACTTTGTATTTTAAAAATGTATTATTTAGACTATAAATACCAAAAAGTACACAAAAAAAGACGAGAAATATATCATTTTTATAAGTATCTAATAAATGTAATGTGTAATTTACAAAATGACTACAATACACAAATGTAAATACCAATACAAAACCACTTAAAACACGAATATTTGTCATAATTACACCAGTTGATTTCTCGTTTAAATTCATTTTTTTATTTACATCTTTATAAATAAAAAAAGAAATAAATCATGAACTGCACAGTTACATTTAACGAACAAACCACATTATTTTTAAATGAATTTTACTCTACACTTGGACAAATTGCTGCAGGTCTAGTTTCAACTGCTGTTGTATTACCAATGTATAATTATTACAATTTATTATATAAATCAAAGAGCAAAAATGAATAAATTAAGAGTTATTATTAATCATTAATACAAGTTTTAGTCTATTATTGTTTTTTAAATTATGATATTTAACAATTAAACTTTTTGTGTTATTATCACCATTTATGTAAATTTTACTAAGCATATTTTTAGTATTTACAAAACCAAATTGATATTTATAGTAGTTTATATCAAATTCATTCTTGTTTTTTGTGATTTCATTATAAACATTCCAAGTGATCATACTGAAATTTTTTCCTGCACATGCAATTTTCTTTATAGAATTTTTACATATACTTTTATTGTATTTGTAAAACAATAATTCAGCATCAGATTTTTTCGTAAATTCTTTTGACTTACATAATTCAAATCGTTTACCATTCTCACCTTTGTATATTTGAAAAGTACAACACATAATACTTAAAGACAAATTTTCGGTAAATTAAATAAAAATCACTTTTTTTATTTAAATGAATTTAACCATCTAGAAGCAACGGTGATGTTACTACTAGATGGTTAAACTCTAGAAGCAACGGTGATGTTACTACTAGATGGTTAAACTACATTTATAGGATTTTTGTGTTACATTTTATTCTATATTAAAAAATTGCTCAAAATACATAACATTATACCTTTCATCAATGTCAATTCTGACTTTTTCGTTATAAATATTATTATATGTGAAACTGTGAATTTTGTACATTTTCTCACATTTTTCATTAATGTTATTTTCAATGTAATTTTCACATAAAGAATCGATTAATATATTTTTCTTTGAATGTTTTTTTTTAGTAATAGGTTTTACTTTAAAAAAAGTACCATTTGCTTCGTAAATTAGATTAGAGTCTTGATGCCTAGGTTCCATTGTTAAACATTCCATAAATTGATTAGCTGCGTCATATTTTGAATAAACATTCTCAAACTGATAAAAAAATACATTAGGAATCCCTTCAAAAATCGGCTCGTCATTGTAATATTTTGTAATATACAATGTAATATGACTTAAAACAGGAATCATTTTGCTACAAAAACGTAATTTTGTAAATAATAATCAATTTTTTTCATAGATTTAGCCGATTCAAAGAGCATTTTCTTCGAATCGGCTAAACACATGTTCTTTGTTTTTATTTGTTGTTTTGTTATTTTTTTGATTTTCTTATTTGTAATTCAAAAAAATTAATCAATAATGGAAATTTTAACTCTGTCACAATAAAGTACATATTGAACGTATTTGCCAATAGATGTATTTGCAAGTTCAATTATATATTTATTACCACGTTTAAAAAGATTTAAAACACAATGTTGATTATTAATTGAGAAATCATTTGTTAGTTTAATGTGATGTAAAATGTTATCAAATGGTGGTGGTAATGATTTTAAAACATTTTCCATATTACTATAACTATACAAATAATCATCCAATCCAATAGTATTAAATGTTTGCTTTTCAATTGATTGTTTACAAAGGAAAAGAAGATCGTTATTATTATCACTTTGATATGATATTTTTATAATTTTACCAGTTTGTGCTTTTTTTACATAAATATCCATAAAGAACATAATTCGTGAAATAGAAGTCATTGTTAATTGTACATTTTTCGTACTTTTGAATAGAATTTCAATTTTTATCGATTCAATTCACAGGTATTCACGGGTATTCACAGGTGTTCACTGTATTCTTCTATTATAGGATTTATTATATTTATATCTAAATTTAAATCATTAATATACAATTTATAAGCTTGTTGTTGGAATTCATTTTGTGGATTAACATAACGACCATCACGTATTTTACTGGCCAAAGTAGCAATTTCATCACGTATAGCCCAGATAGGTCTTGATGCAACCATTTCATCATCTATCCCATCTAATGTACTAATAATACGTGATATTTTACCACTACTACAAACAACATGTCCGTTTTCAATACCACTATCTAATTGTTTTGCTAATATTTCAATCATATTTGATTTTGTATTAGTATCTGTTTGATTATTAATTTTATTCCATACCAATTGTAAGGCTTCTGTTTCAGTTACATCAAATGTACCATGTTTATCCTTACTATTCAAATTATTTAATACAATCATTGCACTACCCTTCACAGATTCAGATATTTCAGGATGTTCTATAATAGATTTCAATACAACGTCTTGTACGTTTCCACCAACGTCTTGTACGTTTCCACCAACGTCTTGTACGTTTCCACCAACGTCTTGTACGTTTCCACCAACGTCTTGTACGTTACTCCCAACGTCTTGTACGTTTCCACCAACGTCTTGTACGTTACCACCAACGTCTTGTTGTGATGTTATGTTATCTGCTGATTTTTTTAAATTATCCACATTTTTCTTTATAATATTAGTAACACTGTGATCATGTACATTTTGTAAATCATTTTTATATACATGAACAGCTTGGTTACGTCTATTATGTTCTCTTGTATAAACAGCATATTGTTGTGGTTGGGGGTGTGTAATTGTATCATTAAAAAGATTATTTCTTTTACTTTTTGGTCGTAAAAATGAATTATATGGTGTGTTATTTATAATTTCCTTTGCGATATTACATGTTTCTATACCAAAATATACAGGTAAGTCTTCTCCTACGTTATCAATTTCTTGGATATTTTCTGATAATGTTTCTATATATTTAACTTGGGCGATACCTGCTACTTCACAGTCAGGTGACATGGCTGCTACTTTATAACAATCCAAAGCCATGTATTTATTAGATTTAAAACGTGGATAAGCACCGTTTTTATATACATCACCAATCGCTATTACATTGTCCCATTGATGATCTCTAGTAAATTCAAGTAACAAATCATTCAATTTAATAAATTCAGGTGGTTCTACATGTGTTTGTATAATTTGATGTTTATGTTCTTGTTCTTTTAATTTTTCTAGGTACTTAATATACATACGTTGTTGTAATCTTATTTGATGTTGTTGTAACTGTTGTTGATAACGGAGGTAATTAATCATTTGTTGTTTCTTGTAATTGATTTTTGAAACAAGAATGAATGATAATATATATATAACAATTAACATCATGACCTCTTAATTACTATTTAACATTAATTTTTATTAATAAATTAATTAATACAATAAAAATAATTAATACTATTAATAAGAAAAACTATGAAACATTTATTTAACTGGGATAAATTAATTCATCCTATATCAAAAAAGGAAAAGAAGGAAACCACTGTCGCTACACAAATAAAACACGATTCATATGATGGTTATGATACAGAAAATTTAATCGAAGAATACGCAA